TTGTTTTATTATTTACAACATATTTCAATATTACTATTGGTATACTAGTATCAACTTTACTACATATATTATTTACATCCATCTACCATTATTATTATCGAGGAGACCAAATTAGATTGTTACGACGATTATTTACTGTCTTAGCGTATAAAGAGGTAATGTTAACTATCATTTGTAAGATATATGGTATGTATTTCCTACACATACATAGTAGATTTGTAGGATCTAAAGATGATTTCAACGCTAGCAACAAGAAGCACGTTTTTGCGTTAGTAAGAACTTATGATACTAAATATATGGGTTAGCCATTGTGGAGTATGCCAGATTGCAACCTTCCAGGAGCTGAATAGTACAATTATTGCACTACTATAGCATTAGGATATATGCTATAAGTTATACCTTAAACATTTGATGAATCTATAGGTAATAACACAATAAAGTCTAAATTAAGCGAAATAGTAAATAGTTATGAAGCATTCGCTTAAATCACTTATTAAAAAATAAGAGACTTCCCATTCGTATCAGCTAAACTAAAGGGCAAATGCTACTCCACAGATTTGATTAACAAATGTGGAGTGAATGAATAAAATAATAGATTATTTTGGACCCAAAAACAACGTAAGGTTTAAGGTTTAATCCGTTCCATTATACGTTTTGATATAAGGGATGACCCTTAAGAAGTTTTAATAGTGAACGAATTTTTATGTTAAATGGGTATTAATATGTAATATTTAACTGGAAAGAATCATATTAAACCGGATAGTCACATACTAATTTATAAAAGTCATGCTTATATTAATCCAACAGCCTTTTATAATTTTATAGATGCGTAGAAGTAATAATAAGTTCCTAAACCTATTAAAGAACCAAAATACAAAGATATTCCTAAGCAAGTTCCTAAAACTGTTAAAGAACCTAAATACAAAGATATTCCTAAGAATAAACCAGAAAGTTCTTTCGGAAGCTGGTCACGTAATAGGTTTGAAAGTTTTGCATCTAGTAAACTAAATTAATCAGGACAAAATAGTTCATAAAATCAATCTAAAACAGATAAATCCATAAATACAAGTTCTGCATCTAGTAAACAAAATTAAACATTAATTTAATCTGGA